GCGATGATCGGCGCGAGCCCGTCGGGCAACGCGTCCGCCCTGCTCTATTCGAACCTCACGCAACAGCTAGCGATTCTCGTTTCGAGCGCGGTCGCGCCGCACCTCCGCACGGTCGAGCTCACGCTCTCCGATGCCTACCCGCGCGGCACCTCGGTCGCTTTCGACGTGCAGACGTTTTTGCGCTCCGACCCCCAAGCCGCCGCCGACTATGCGATCGCGTTGCTCGGCGCGGAAATCATCGACCAAACCGAGGCGCGCTCCATGCTCGGTATCCCGAGCTCGTCTCCGGCGAGCTCCGACCTCGCCCCCGGGAGGATCTAAATGCTCCGATTCGAAATGGAAGTCGCCGCGACCGACCTCGCCGAGCGCACGATCGAAGGGGTGCTCATGCCGTACGGCGAGGTAGGCACGATCGAGGGCAAGCGCTACCGCTTCGCGCCCGGCTCGCTCACGCTCGCCCGCTCCCGCACCCCGCTCTTGGTCGATCACGACCGGGGGCGCCCGGTGGGCGTGCTCGCCGAGCTCGTCGAAACCGACGGCGCCGCGCTCGGTCGCTTCGCGATCGACCAGACCGCCGACGGCGACACCGCGCTTGTGCAGGCGGCATCGGGCTCGCGCGGCTCGCTCTCGATCGGCGCCGAGCTCGACCAGGCGGAGCCGGGCCCCGATGGGGTCGTCGAGGTGAGCGCCGCCCGGGTCGTCGAGGTTTCAACGCTCGTGCTCGGCGCCTTTCCCGGCGCGGGCGTGACCCGCGTCGCCGCCGAGCTCGGCGAGCCCGACCCCGCGATTACGCCCGGGCCCGAGCCCATGCCCGACGACGAGCCCGAGCCCGAGCCCGACCCCGACCAGACCGAGCTACCCGTCGAGCCCGACGACCCCCCCGAGGCGGCGCCGCCGCCGGAAAGCGAGGAACCCGTGCCTACACCGACCATCGAAGCCGCCGAGGGGGCGCCCGTGATCATCGCGGAGCGCGACCCTGGCCCGCGCGACCTCAACGCGGGCGAGCTCGTGCGCTTGATCGTCCGCGCTCAGCGCGGCGAGAAGGATGCCGCCCGCTACCTCGAAGCCGCCCTCGTCGAGACGATCTCGACCGACGTCTCGGGCTTGCTCCCGCCGACCTATGAGCGCACGGTGATCGGCGCCAAGCAGGAGCCGCGCCCGCTCTACGAAGCGTTCCGCTCGCGCCCCCTGCCCGGGGTCGGCTTGCAGGTGAACAAGCCCAAGTGGACGACGCCGCCGGATGGAGCGTGGGCGACCGACGTCAATGCCGATGCCACCTCCAACAAAATCGCGATCGGGGCGCAGACCGCCGACGTGGCCCGCTGGGATTGGGCGGGCGCGTTTCCGTGGGTCGTCGTGCAGCGCTCCGACCCGTCGCTGATCGACGAGGCATATGCCGAGGCGGTCCAAGACTGGTACTTCGACGTTGAGGCCAAGGTGTACGGCGAGCTCGGCGCCGCCGCGCCCGGGGTCGCGACCTCGATGGGCGCCGCGATCGCCGAATTTTTCGAGGCGACCGGCTCCAAGCGGGCCCCGGAAGTGATCCTCATGGCGCCCGACGTTTGGGGCAAGTTCGCCGACTCAAACGCGCTGTCGGTGTCGGTGATCCAGGGCGGCGTTTCCGCCTCGGGCGGGCTCTCGGCATCGTTCGCCGGGATCCCGGTCGAAATGAGCGGAACGCTCGCGACCGGCGAGACGATCCTCGCCACCCGGCGCGCGGTCGATGCCCGCGTGACCGAGCCCGTGCGCCTCACCGCCAACGCGATCGGCGCCCTCAACGTCGAGCTCGCGGTCGTCGGCGAGGGGCTCTTCGATACCGACTACCCGGCGGAGCTCTTGAAGTTCGCGGCGATCGTGCCGACCGCCGCCGGGCTCGCCGCGCCGAGCCGGAGCTCGAAGAGCTAGTGGCGACCCCGCCCGCCTGGCTCACGGTGGAAGACGTCGCCGCTTACCTCGACCTCCCGGGCGACCCGACCGCCGACGACAACCTCGCCCTCTCGACGGCGGCGATTAAAGCCGCCGTCGAGAGGCGCCGCGCCGACCTCAACGCGGGCGATCCGCCCGTCTTCACCCCGACCGACGAGGTGAAGGGCGGCGCGGTGATGTGGGCGGCGCTCGTCTATCAGTCGCGTAACGCGCCGTCGGGCTTTGCGGGCTACGGCGACGAGTCGATGCTCTTTGACACGCTCGGCGCCCGCCGCGCCGAGGTAATGCGCCTGCTCGGTTGGCGCCGACCCGTTGCGACCTAGGAGGGAAATCGTGGCCGAAAGTAGCTACTGGACCGCTTGGCAAATGACGCTCAACCTCGACCTACAATCGCGGGTCGCCGCCGCCGCGCAACAGGAATCCGAGGCGACCGGCTCGCCGCTCGCCGACGTTGAAGCCTGGGCCCGTGATCGGCGTTGGGACTACTCGACGCAAACGGATTGGGTTAGCGCGGTACAGGCGGCGATGGAAACCGGGATCACGGCTTGGGGTTCGAATCCGACCGTGATCACCGACCAGCACGTGCTTTCTTACGTCCAGGCGGCGCTAGCGCCGTGAGCACGGCGACCGCCCACCCGGCTACCCGCGCCGTCGGCGCCGTGCTCGACGAGCTCGCCGGGGCAGGCATCGAGGCGACCCGCGACCCGGGCGCCTTCTACCCGCAACCCGTCGGGGTGCTCGTCGGCTTGCCCGAGCTCAGCAAGCGCACGCACGGCGCCCGCGTCTTTGCGATTCCCGTGCTCGTCGTCTCCGGCGACCCGCTCAACACCGAGCTCGCGGTCGATCGGCTCTACGCGCTCACCGACGACGTAGCCCTCTGCCTCTCGATCGAGGCTTACCGGGTGAGCTCCTGGCGCTCGTCGGTCAATGCCGAACCCCTGCCCGCGATCGAGCTCGCCGCCGTCGTCTCCGTCACCGAAACCGCGCCCTTGGCGCTGATCGAAAGCGAGGAAACCTAAATGCCCTTCGCCGACTCCCGGCTTGGCCCCGGCACCCTGACCTTTGACCCTGGGGCGACCCCTCACGATTTCTCGACGCAGGCGGCGGCGGTCCGCCTCACCCCGTCTTCGGAATCCGAAGACGGCACCCCGACCCTCGCCGCGCCCGACCCCGCGCCCCTGACGACGATTTCCTGGGCGCTCAATATCGACGCGATCCAGGATTTCGAAGAGCCCGCCGGGCTCGTCAATTACCTCATGGATAACGCGCTGACCGAGGTGCCTTTCGAATGGACCCCGCTCACCTCCGACGGCACCAAGTACGAGGGCACCGTGCAAATCATCCCGATCGAGATTGGCGGCGACGTCGCCGTGCAGGTCGTGACCTCGGTCGAGCTCCCGCTCGTCGGCGAGCCGACCCGCACCGATGGGGTCGTCGGCACGACGAGCTCGCGCGGCAAAGAAAAGGCGGCGGCGTGATCCGCCTGCACGGCACGGTCGAGTACGAAGGCGGGCGGGTCGAGACGTTTGAGTGCGGCTCGGCGGCGGTCGCCGATTGGGAGCTCTTCGCCATGCGGCACGGCTACCCGATCGGCGAGGGCGCCCCGCCGATGCTCTCGGCGCTCGTGATCGCGCACCACGCGCTCGGGGTCGCCGAGGGCTTCGACGTCTGGCGCAAAAGCGTCGTCGGGGTCGAGATGGAAGTGCCCGAGGCGGTCCCCCCTACCCTCCCGGCTCCTACCGGCGCGCCATGATCGAGCTCGCGATCGCGACCGGGCGCCCCTTCGCCGAGCTCGCCGAGCTCGACGACCAGGCGCTCGCGACGATGCTCGACGTGCTCGACGAGAGGCGCCGGGTTGGCTAGCCGCAAAGGCGGGCTCGCGGTCGAGATGGAGGGCATGGCCGAGACGCTGAAGGCGGTCAATGGGCTAGAGCGCGAGCTCGCCCGCCCCGCCGCCAACAAAGAGCTCCGGCAGGCGGCGCGCTCCTGCGCGACCGTGCTCGCCGGGCAACTAGCGCGCGCCGCCGCGTCGAGCGGGGTGCCGGTCGCTCCACGGGTCGCCTCGTCGATCCGTGTCAAGAGCGATCGCTTGCCCGTCGTCTCGATCGGCGGCGCGCGCAAGGTCGGCACGGGCAAGCGGGGCGCCGCCGCCGCGCTGGTCTGGGGCTCCGAGCAAGGGCCCAAATCCGACCCCAATCATTGGGGGGTCGAGGCCAACCCGGCGGGCTACTGGATCGCCCCGACGGTCGAGCGCTTTGGCTCCGACCAGGCGATCGAGCGCTACCGGCGCGCCGTCTTCGAGGTGCTCCACGGGGCAGGGCTGGTCTAGGTGGCGGGCCCCGGAAACATCCTGATCAAGATTGGCGCCGACGCGGGTCAAGCGGTGCGCGAGCTCGGCAAAACCGACAAGGCGCTCGGCTCGACGATGACGACCTCCGAAAAGATGGGCGCCGGGATCAAAAAAGCCGCCCTGCCCGCCGCCGCCGCGCTCGGCGCGATCGGCTTTGCCGCGATCGGCGCGACCAAAGCCGCCGCCGAGGATGCCGCCGCCCAAGAGCACCTCGCCGGGGTAATGAAGCGCACGGCGGGCGCGAGCGATGCCCAAGTCAAGAGCATGGAAGACTGGATTAGCTCGACCTCGCGGGCGACCGGGGTCGCCGATGACGAGCTCCGCCCGGCGATGGAAAACCTCGTGAGCTCAACGCACGACGTTTCGAAATCGCAAAAGCTCATGAAACAGGCGCTAGACATTTCGGCCGCCTCGGGCAAAGACGTCGAGACGGTCACTAAGGCAATGGCGCTCGCCACGACCGGGCAAACCGCCAAGCTCGAAAAGCTCGTGCCCGGGCTCTCGAAGACCGCCAAAGAGTCGGACGATATGAACGTCATTATGAAAGAGCTAGCGAAGACGACCGGCGGCGCAATGGCGGAATCCACCGATACGGCGGCGGGGCAATTCCGAATCTTCCAGAATCAGACCAACGAGCTCCAAGAGTCGCTCGGCGCCGCCCTGCTGCCGGTCGTGACCGCGCTCGCGCCGGTGATGGTCAAGCTCGCCGACGTCGCCGCCAAAAACACGACCGCGATCAAAGTCCTAGTCGTCGTCGTCGCCGCGCTCGCCGCCGGGATTCTGGTCGCCAATGCGGCCATGAAGGTTTACGCCACCGTCACCAAAGCCTGGACCGCGATCACCAAGATTGCCGCCGCCGCCCAATGGCTTTGGAATGCCGCCCTCAGCGCCAACCCGATCGGCCTAGTAATCATCGCGATTGCCGCCCTCGGGGTCGCGCTGGTCGTCGCCTATAAAAAGTCGGCGACCTTTCGCGAAGTCGTGCAGGGCGCGCTTGGCGCGGTGCAAGCGGCGGTCGCCGCCGTCGGGCGTGCCTTTAACGCCATGCGTGAGGCGGCAACGTGGGCGTTTAACTGGATCCAAGACCATTGGAAGCTCGCGCTCTTTGCCTTTGGCCCGATCGGCGCCGCGCTCTACCTGATCGTGACCCGCTTCGACCAAATCCAGGCGGGCGCGGTGCGCGCTTTCAACATCATTAAGCAATACATCGACATTGTGATTGACGCGGTGCGGACGCTGATCAAATGGCTCGGCAAGATTCACGTGCCTAAGCTCCACCTGCCTAACCTCCCGGGCCCGCTACTCGTGCCCGCCGGAATGCCCCTTACCCCCACGGCGGGCGCGCGAGCCGCCGCCGCCGTTCCCGTCACTGGCGGCGGCGGCGGCGTCACGATCAACGTTTTCGGCGCCGTCGATCCCGAGGGCACGGCGCGCGCAATCCGGCGCGTACTCGAACGCCACGACCGGCGCCAAGGGCGGACCCCCTGAGCCTGTGGCCCTATTCGATCGAGCTCGACGGCGCCTCGATCGCGCTCGCCGAGGTGCTCGCCGACGTGACCTTGCACCGGGGTCGCGATTCGATCAACGACGAGCCCATGGCGGACACCTTGCAAGTGACCTTTCACAACGTCGATCGCGCCTTTGTATCGGATTTCGATATCGGGCAAGCGCTCGCCCTGACCGTGCGCGACGGGGCGGGCCCGATCATCCCCCGCTTTAGCGGGCGCGTGACCGACGCTAGCCTCGACGACGACGAGCTCACCGTAATTGCGACGGGCTTGGTATCGACCTTGCGCCGCTATCAAATCGGCACCGTCAATTGGCCCGCCGAAACGTGGAGCGCGCGCGTAACGCGCTGCTTCACCGAGGCAGGGCTCGCCGGCCTTCTCGAGCTCCACCCCGACCCCGATTTCGACCCGCTACTCGCGGCGCGCGATGCCGCCACGGCGGGCCCGACAACGCTCGGCGATTACCTCGCCTTTCTCGCCCCGATGATCGGCGCGCTCGTCGCCGACCGCCCCAACGGCAACGTCTTGGTCCAGGCGATCGGCGCCCGCACGCTCGAAGCCGCGGTCGCGATCGACCCCGCCGACGTCGCCTATGCGCCGGTCTGGCAGGAGCAAAACCCCGGCGGCAATATCGTCACCGTCACCTACCAAGCCGACCAGGGCGCGAGCGTGACCGTGGAAGACTCCGCCTCGGTCGCCAAATACGGTGAATTCCCGGTCACGGTCGATACCTCGTTTCAAAACGCGAGCGACGCGACGACGCGCGCCAACGAGCGCCTGTATCGCTCCGCCTACACGCATTGGGAAATGCCCGCCGCGCCGATCCTGCGCGGCATGGAGCTCCAACTAGGCGCGCCCGTGATCCTGACCGGCTTGCCCGATTCCGCCCCCTTCGAGCCCTGGACACCGCTGGTCGAGGGCTGGACCGACACTATCTCCGGCGACCGCTGGGATATGGCGCTCTCGCTCTCCGATCCGCTGATTTCTGGCGTGACCCTGCCGTGGGATTCCGTGCCTCTCGATCCGCTCGTGTATGCGTGGAGCACGATTGACCCGGCGACCGATTGGGTGCACGCGCTAACCCTCGACGACCTCGAAATGGGGTAGATAATGCCTGCCACCACGCCCGCCGGATATCCGTACCCGCTCCCGGCCGAGCCGGTCGCCGAGGGCGCGCAAGCGATCCGCAATCTCGCCGAAGCGATCCACTACCCGCCCGCGCTCGTTACCTCGCTACCGGCGAGCCCGACCGATGGGCTAGAGGTGCTCTGGCTCGTCGATGCCGCCGCCGGTCTTATTTGGCACCTGAAATACCGCGCGGCGGCGACCGGGGCAAATAAGTGGGAATTTGTCGGCGGCTTTCCGCTCGCCGGTTACGGTGGCCCCGGTATAACGGCGAGCATTCCGCAAAACGGCTGGAATTTCTTTCCCGGCGATTTCACGATCGCCGTACCCCGCGCCGGGGTTTACCTCGTTACCTTCGGCGCGACCGTACAGCCGCTAGTAGCATCGGCGACCGGCTGGCTCGGGGTCGCCGTCGGGGCGACCTCGCCGACGATTGACGGGGTTCGATCCGTCGGCGGTTATCACCCGGTATCGGCGGGGCGCGTTCCGTATCACGGCACCTTCGTTGATTCGCTCCCCGCCGGGGTCAATCTTGCATTGCAAATGCGGCAGGCGGCGCCGACGCAAAACTTTTCGGCGTCCGGCCGCTTTATCTCGATTCTCCCCCGGCAAATCGCCTAATGACGGTGGCTAGCGTGATACCCGGCGACCTCGTTGCGAGCGCGACCGGCGCGCTCCTGGTCGCCGCGATCTATCTCGCCCGGGCGGTCGCGCGGCTCAGCGAGCGCGTCGCCCGCCTAGAAGGGCGCGACGAGGCGCGCAACAAGTGGTGAAGCGCGGCGCAAGTTTCGGCGGCACCTGGGATCGTCTTGGGTTAAAGCGATCGCGGTTTGCGGCGCCGCCGAGGGAGAAAGGTAGGCACGGGCGCCGCCCGCTCGAATCCGTGAAAGGCGACGACGACCTACGCCGCCGCCTGCTCGACGAGCTCGACCGGCTCACCCGGCGCCATCGGCGCCGCGTCCGCAAAGACGAGCTCAACCCGCTCGACGGCGGGAGCTCCGCGCCGGGGCGCCTGCCCGACGACGACCGCGCCGAGCACGATCGAAAGCAACGCGCGCCGGTCGTCGGTGTCGAGCTCGCCCTCGCCGCTCAGCTCTTGGCGGAGGGTTACGCGCGCCTTTTCTAGCTCGGTCGCCTCGCCGAGCGCGGCGAGCTCGGCGCTGAGGCGCTCGACGCGTTGTAGGCGCGCCTCGCGCCCTGCGTCGTATGCCTGGGCTCCGAGCCTATCTTCGAGCTCGACGTCGCTCTCATAGGCAATGAGCGCCGCCCGCGCCCGCCCGAGCTTGGCTTCGAGCTCGGCGCGCTCGCCCGGCTCGGTCGGGAGCTCGACCTCGACCTCGCGGAGCTCGTCGGCGGCGGGGCCCGCCCACGCGAGCACGCGCTCGATCACGTGCGCGTCGAGCTCGTCGGCGCCGATCGAGCATTGCGCCGTGCAGCGCTCCGAGTCGTTGCGCGAGCCGTTATGCGACGAATTGCACCGATAGATCGTCTTGCGCCCGGGGCGCGGCTTGCGGCTGAGCCCGCGCCCGCATGCCTTACAAACGGCGATCCCGGCGAGCAACGCTTTGGCGCGACCGACGGCGACCCCGCGCCCGGGCGAGCGCTCGCGATTGATCGCCTCGACCGCTTCGAAGAGCTCCACCGGCACGATCGCCTCGAAGCCGGGCTCGCGATTGACGAGCTCGGTTTCAGGGGTGCGCCCGTACCGGAGCTCGCCGAGGTACACGCGATTCGCGAGCATGCGCCGGATGCTCATTGCCGAGCGGGCGATGCCCGTGCGCGCCTCGAAGAGCTCGGCGAGTTCGTAGAACGAGCGCCCCTCTACGCGCGCCTCGAAGAGCTCGCGCACGACCGCCGCCTCGTGCTCAACGACCTCTAGCCCGTGCCGGTCGTCGAAACGGAGCCCAAAGGGCGCCGTGCTCATAATCGCGATGCCGTTGGCGATCGCGTTGTATTTGGCGACCTCGAAATCGTTGGTCTTTCGTTCGAGCTCCATGCGGGCGACCGCGCCGAAGACCTCGCGCACGAAGCGCCCCTCGGGGGTCGAGGCATCTAGGTCTTCGCTCGCGCTCTTGATCACGCCGCCCGCGCCCTCGATCCGCTCGAAGAGCTCGGCGCGATCCTTGGGGGCGAGCCGGGCGAGCCGGTCGAGCTTGGCGATCGCGATGCCGTCGAGCTCGCCCGCCTCGATCGCGTCAATGATCGAATCCAGGATCACGCGCACGGGCTTGCCGCCCGATACGTCGAGCTCGGCGGGATAGGGCACGAGCTCGTGCTCGGCGCCGAGGCGGGAGCGCATGAGCTCGCGCTGGAAGTCGGGCGAGCGCAAGCGCTCGTCTTTCTCGCGCGTGCCGACGCGGCTCACGCGCGGGTACTCGCCGAGCCGGAGCCGGGCGGGTTGATTCTGTCCTGCCATGGGTTTAACCTCCTGCGGTCACGGACACTTCTGCCCGGGGGGACGTTGTGCTAACCCGCAGAATTGCAGCGATACACACGGGGCCCATGCCCCAAACGGGGGATTCTCGCCCCGTCGAGCTCGCAAATGACCCGCGTGCGCTACGGCATCGCCGCCTACTAGCCGCCTGCGGTGGCGACCGTGAGCAAGTTGCCGCCGTCGAGCGCATGATCGACCAGGGCGGGCGCTCGACGCTCGGGGCTCGGGTCCGATGAGCGGGCACGTGCGCGTGCTCGATTCCTCGACCCGCACGGATACGGCGCACGGTCGAGCCGCCGAGCTCGTCAAGACTCAGCGCTCGCTCACGGATCGGCTCGACGCTTTCTTCCGTGAGATTGACGAGGTAAAGGCCCTTCTGCTCGACGAGGGCTCTTTGTGGAGCGGGCCCGTACTTGACCCGCCGGTTGAGGCGGCGCGCTCCGCCTGGCTCTCACGCGGGCCCAAAGAAAAGCGCGTGGAGCTCCGCACGATCGCCGACCCGCCGTTGATGGAGCTCGAATGAATAGGGCTCAGCGCCGACGCCTGCGCCGGGGTGGTCACTTCTCGCTGCTCGGGCGCGACGAGCTCTTTTGGCTCGACCATCGTCCGCACGTCGCCGAGGCGCGCGCCGCCGAGTATCGGGGCGAGCACATCGCCAACCCCAAAGAGGGAAAGGCGGGGCGCTCGAAAGCCGACGGCGCCCCGCACGCGCAAACGTGGGGCGGCTAGTGCGCGGTGTCTGGCTCGGGGCGGCGATCGGCTTTTGTCTCTGGATGGGTCTGTTTCTACTGCTACGGGAGGTGATCTAGTGCCCGACCTTATTTGGCGGATCGGGCCCGGGCCCCGCCCTCACAACAATTCGCGACTCACGCGCACGCTCTACGCGCCCGACAATCCCGACCAGGGCGCGCAATCCGACGGCAAAGACGTCGAGGCGATTAAGCGCATGCTCTCGCGAGCGGGGTTTTGGGATTGGCAGGAATTCGACCGCACCTATACCAACGCGCTCGCGCACGGCGCCGAGGGCCCGACCGGCTCGGGCCCCGGGGTCGATGGGCTCCGCAAAGAGCTCGGCATCTTCGACGGCTCGGGCACCTTCAACGAGCGCTGTTATCACGCGCTCCTGTACGCCACCGTGCCCGACGTCGATTGGCGCGGCACGCCCAAGCCGCACGCGGGCGAGTGGGTTTGCGATGCCCGCTCCGCCGAGCTCCTGACCGAGTACCAAAAAGCGTGGGACGCTGACCACCCGGACCCTAAGCCGGAGCCTGCGGGCAATCCGCGCGACGTCGCGATCGCTCACCTAGCTCGGCGCGTTGGCTACTCCGAGCAACCCGCAGGCTCCAATTGCGATAACCGCCCCGACGGAATCCGCACGGCGCAAACGAAGACGGCGGGCGGCGGCACGTGGCTCCACTATCAACCCTGGTGCGGGTGCTGGTGTTACTACGCGCTCGACGCCGCCGGGGTCAAAGGCATTGACTCGCACCTAGCCTCGGTCGCCTCGATCGAGGATTGCGCGCGGGCGGGCTCGAAGTGCTACCGGGGCTGGACCTCCGATCGCTCGCGCGCCAAGCCGGGCGATTTGGTCGTCATAGGCGGCTACGGCCAACACGTCGAGACGGTGCGCGGCAAGCTCCAAGCCGACGGCGGCTTGCCGACCTACGGCGGCAACACCTCGCCCGGGAGCTCGGGCTCGCAATCCAACGGCGGCGGCGCCTATGCCCGCGTGCGCTATTCGAGCGAGTGCCGGGGCATCGCGCTCGTGAGGTATCCAGGCGAGTGACCGACTGGGGCTTCGATACCTACGCCAACGACGTCGAGACGGCGCGCGCCGAGCCCGAGCCGCCCGACGTGCACGGCGACCAGGCGCCCGCCGACTGGAGCAACGAGCCGCGCTCCGACGATTTGCTCTCGTCGCACGTTCGGCAATTGATGGGGGCGCCCTGGACGTGATCGCCGCCGGGTATTCCGACCGCACGCTCGCGCTTACGCCTCGCATGCGCGATGTGCTCTCCGCCGGAGCCCGAGGATTGACGATCGCGCAAACCGCGATCGAGCTCGGCATCGCCGAGCCGACGGTCTGCAACGTGCGCGCCGCCGCCGTCGGGCGCTTGGGCGTGCCTAACTTCACGGCGGCGGTCGCGAGCTACGTGCGAGGCGAGCGCCCGTGATCGACCTTCCGCGCGTCGCCTTGGTCGTGCTCGCCGTGCTCGCCGTGATCGCCTTGGTGCATTGGTGGTAAGCCGCCTGGCGCTCTCGCTCGCCGCCTGCGGGCTCGCGATCGCGTCCGTATACGACTCTGCCCGACGGCGCCGCACCGTCTCACGCGGGCGTGAGCGCGGCTGTTGGGTATACGTACCGGCTGAGGAGCTCGCTAAGACCGCTTGGCGGGATGAGAGGCCCCCGCCCTTCTATCGCTTGTGGGCGCGTACAGGCGGGCGCACGGTCACGGTTCAATTCTTCGCGGAGCAATGAGCGCGGGCGAGGCGGATCGCATAGCGCGCCGGATCCGCATGCGCCGCCTCGAAGCCGAGCTCGCGCAGATACGCGAGCCGATCACGCCCGACGAGCTCGACGGCGCGATCGCCTACGCGCGTGCGGTCGGCGCTCCGCCCTGGCTCCTACGAATCTTGGAAACGCACCGTCGGCGAGACGACGCCGCCGACGGGTTAGGCCGATAGGCCAAGGTCGGCGGGCTC